GATACAGCATCCCAAGAACCATATTTATTAAAATATTCTTGTACTTTATATTTTGCAACTGCATCTTGTGCAACTGGATCGTGCCAATCTGCACCACTATATCCTGCTTGTTCAGCCCAAGATTTTTGTGTCTTTGTACCAGTCCAATTAATATCTAATATTCCATATGCACCTATAGCTTGTACTCTAATTTTTTTTCCAGTAACAATATCTGTAATTACTTCTGGTTTATGTTGTGCTTGATAATTACCAGAACTTTCTTGCATTTTTAGTGCTTCTAAATACATATCTATTAATGCTGGGTTACTATCATTTGTCATTTCATTTTCCATAATACTACTGGGGAGCACCTGTGATGCTACCAATAATGAGATTATTAGTTGCTTGAATATCACGATTTCTTCCTAACCTTTCCTGTTCTTTTTGAGTAACTCTGTCAAATACATCTTTCATTCTAGCACTAGGGTCTATGTCTGTTACTCCTGGTTCTACTACAGGCTGTATGTGATTTCCGTAATTCTCTAGTTCTCCAGCTGTTGCCATAATATCTGTTGGTTGTTGTGCGAAATCAAGATCTTGTTGGTATGCAGATTGTGCCTCTGTTAGATATGTATTAGCTAATAACTTTAATTCATAAGGTTTTGGTTTTCTACCTAACTCTGCTTCAAATAAATTCTTAACACTGTTAGACACTGCTTTATAGTCAGGTGGTAAATACGCTTGTACTTTGGTTGGCTCTGGTATTGGATTATCAAGATACACTTGCATCAGTGTTTCCCATCCTCTTTCAGCTTTACCTTCACCATTTTGATTAGCTTGGCTCATTAACTCTTTCATAGCTTCTTTATCGTATCTACTCCAAACACCTGGTCTAAATGGTCTGTTTACCTTTGAACCTAACAAACCAGCATTAATTAAGTTAGCTTGTATCTCTCTAATCTCTTCAGGAGTAAATTCTTCAAATACATTCTGATCTCCATTCACATAAAAGTTTTCTCCATAAGCACCAATAGTTGTTACTTCTCCACCACGATTAATAACTGTAGCTGCATCAACACCAAGATAATTGCTTGTGTCACCTTGTAGTGCAAGAGTTAAAGCATTTTGTAAATTTTCTTGTTCATCAACTGGTTTATTTAGACTCCACTCAACTAAATAATCTGTCCAACCAAGGTTCCTTGCTACCTGCATAGCATCAGCTGTATCTTTAGAACCTTGTAATAATGCTATTTGTTCTTCGGTAGGAGTGATAGGGTTAGAACCAGCTAAAGGTTGTTTAACTAATGCTAATATTTCTGATATAAATTGTTCTTTTTCTGTCATATTCCTAATCCTAATTGTACTAGCAAATCATCTTCATATTCAGGTTCTATTTCTCTTGATAACAGAGTATCAAACATAGGTCCAAATTGTGGTGTTTCCTTTATTATTTTAGTCGCTTCATTCCTAAGTGCTGACCTTACACCTGCGTAATCTTTACCAGTTTTCCATATAGTTTCTGACTTACCAGCAGCAACAAAACTATCAATTACAGTTTGTCGTATAGCTAGATATTTTTTAGTAGCTGCAACTGTTTCAAAATCTTGTAGATCTGGGTCATTAACCATTTTAATTAACTGGTCTATCTGCATATCAATAGTTGGTTTATTAGGTGAACCAACAATACCAGGTTGTCCATAACCCCAGTATCTTTGTTCAAGCTCTTTTTTCTTTGCATCTCTTAATGCTTTTGCACCTGCTGTATTGTTACCCATAATACCAATAGTTCTTTCATACTGCTCTAAGGCAACTGATCCTAATAGTTTATTTTTTGCAGTAGCCCATTGTTCAGGTGTTCTATATTCTCTTTTACCTTCTAATAATGACCTCTTGTAAGCATCATACGAAAACTCTGAATAAACAGGAGGTGGTTCTAAATACCAAGCAACTAGAGGATACTTGTCATAGATTTCCATATTGTCTTTCATCCAGTTAGCACCATCAACAGTAGAAGGATATTTTTCTATAGATACTGTTTTAGCAACTGTTAGAGGTAATGGGTTTATACCAAATATTTCAACAAACTTATCTGTGGCTAAAGCATCATCATAGTTAACAGATTGTTTAATTGTTCTGTATTCATCAGCTAATGTTTCAAACATAAAGTAATCAGTGTTCTTATCTGTAATTTCAAATATAGGTGATGAAGCACCAGCAGGTCCAAGCACTTGTGATACTGCTCTAAACAAGAATAATACTTTTGCACCTTCTACTGCTTTTTGCATACCTTCTTTAGCTTTTTCTTCTGTACTATCATCAATCTGACCTGAATACAGTAATGCTTTGTATGTGTCTATAACTGTGTTACCAAAAGCACCTTGTGCATTTTCTCCTTGATTAAATATTAATTTAATAAATTTATCTGCCCAAGCTGGTTTTAATCCTAATGCTTTAGTCCACTCATCTTTGTTTTGATAATCAAATGGAGGAAACTCACCGAATAATACTTTGTTTACTAAACCCTCTTCTGGAAAGTTTCTAAACATAAATGCAGCAGGGATCTGGACTACAGGTCCAAAACCTGGTAGCAATCCAGCAGCAATGTTTATACTCTCTGCATAGACAGGCATATTAACCCTGACATCTTGATTAGATGTTGCATCTTTAAACATCCAATCTTGTATCAATCCTGTACCTGGATAGTTAAATACGACTTGTCCATTAATAGGGTTTTTATAAAATATACCTTTACCTGTTGGTCCAAAGGTATCATTCTCTTGTGATGCACCATCCCAAATAGTTCCTGTTCTTGCAGCAACTTGTGGATTAGCTTTCATAATACCTATCCAAGTTGTGAGTACTTCTTGATACGCATTACCAAATGGGAACAACCAACGACTTGTTTCCCAAAATCTTCTTTGTTCTGTTATGTCATATAGTAATTTTTTAGTTGTATCTACACCATAACCCTTAGCCATTATTTCTATAAGTTCTGCATCAGCAATACCATCTTTAGCTGCTGGTATATTTTCCATTCTCTTAATAGTTTTTTTATTTAAGTTTGCTTTTTTAGCACCAGCAATTATTTTGTCTTTTACCTCTTGTGTACTAATAGCAATTAAATCTTCTGACTTTTTCCAATAAGATGCTTTAAATACTGGAATACGAGATAGTGCATTAGTTGGTTGTGTCATAAACCACTTAAAACCATTTTCTGTAATCGTATCGTAAAACTTTTTTTTCTCTGTTGTCGGTGGCACTTTCCAATCTACATTATCAGGTAGTACACCATCTCCACCAAATTTCTCTATATACTTATTAAAAATATTTTTTTCATAAGCATCTACTTTTTTTTGTAACGCTTTAGCTTCTTTTTCTCCAAGCATATTTTTTTCTAATAATTCTAAATCAGATTGTTTAGCTCCTATGTTTCTTGCTGTATCTAAATTAATTGTTTTACCATCAGCAGTTGTGAATTTTCCAGATATAACTACATTGTATAGATCTGGATTTACTGTCTTACCATCAGCAGATAAGAAACCTTTAAGGTTATTTCTCATACCTTCAATAAATAAATTGACTGCTTCATCATACTCTTGTTTAGTTAAGCCACTTGATCCATCAAGTAACTTAAACATATTGCTGTTACCTGCTGTCAAGTTAAGCATTGCTTCTCTAAGTTCGTTACCTGGAGTTTTTAAATCAATAGCAAGTTTTGCAAAGCCACCTGATACATCATCTGATAATTCTATACCTGCAACTTTTTTTGTTATAGTATCTGTTCTAAGAAGGTTTATCATTCTCCATTGTCCTTCTTGCCAACCTTCTAAGTTTCTTAATTTATTAGCCGATATATACTTTAACTTGTTATCAAGAACTATTCTTTGTCCTTTAGTTACTTGTCTAGCTACATCTCCTGTAGATGATTCAGAAATACCTAATTTAAAAGCAGTTGTATCTAACCAACCTTCTTTTGCATAACTTCCTCTTACACCAATATTGTCATCAAAAATTCTAGCAAGTAGTCCAATAGGATGATCTAATGCTCCTAATGCACCATTCGCTACAGCTCTTAGTTGTTCTTCGGCTATAACTCTTACTGTCCAAGCTGGTCTTAATAGAACTAAAGGTTTAAATAATTGACTTACATAAAAATCAATTCCATTACCTACACCTGATTCACCAACAATTCCTAACAAATCTCTATAACGACCATTGAAACTTGAATCTAGTTTGTTTACAAGTTTTATAACTTGACTAGGATTTTGTAATTTAAGGTCTTGTGTAAGTGCTGATTCTAATACATTGTTTTTAAAAAAAGTTTTAGACACTTCATCAATTTGATTGTCAGTTAAATTTTGAAATTCTTTATTACCTTTATCTCTTTGTTTTTTCCAAAACTGCCCAAATTGATCGGCTACACCACCAAATCTATTTAGTTCTGGTAAATTAGTTGCTGTATCAGATTGTTCTTTTAAAACTCTTTGTAAAACTGTAAACACATTATCAACAAGTTCATCATTTTTACTTGTAAGTTTTCCTGCTGTTTCTAGTTTGTTTTTGTATATAACTCGTAAATCTGAAAAATCATCTACTACTTGATTGATAATTGCTGCACCTCTACGAGCAGGATTTTTAGTTTCTAGTTTATCAAGTTCTGTAATCATATCTTTTACTCTTTGACTACGATTAGTTGTTGTTCCTGCTGGATCAAGAAGTTTAAGAAACTTAGTATATTCAACAATTAAGTTATCTGGATTGTTAGCACTAAGTTTTGTTTGATACTGTGGACCAAAGTAATCATCAATAGCTCTTCTAAAAGTTCCTACTTTTTGTACTTTAGGCACCATACCTTCTGTACCAATAGCTAACACTCTTGGTGTCAGTATATTTTTAACTGCTGCTATTGCTGCTTGTTCATCTAGTCCATCAGCCAAACTAAATAATTCTGTAGTAAATTTAGTAAACTCATCACTCAATGCTTCGTTTTTAATAACAAATTGATTAACTAAATTAAAGTTTGACTTTAATAATATTTCATCAGGTTTATCTTTGTTTTCATAAATAAATTTTGCTAACTCATCTCCAAGTTTGCCATCAATAGCTTCTTTAGCAGATGTCTTACTAAAAGATTTTCTCATAAAACCATTTAGTAAACCAAGACTATCAGCACCTTCATCAGTAAGAGTAAGCATACTTTTACCTGCTCTAACTCCCTTAACAGCTTTACCAGCCCAAAAGGTAGGGTCAAGTAAGTTAAGACCTAAGTCAACTAAACCTGTAAAGAAATCATAAGCTCTATCTTCAGGACCTGCAATAAACTCTAAAGGTTTAAACAACACACGACCTGGAGTCATATGTGGACTTTTACCTCTAGCAATTAATGCAGCTGCTCTGTCACCATCAAACTGTGCAACTTTCTCTTGTTCAAATACCTGATCAAAGACATTAACTCCTAAAGAAGAAGCAGCTAGTTGTCTAGCTCGGATAGGGTCTGCACCTTTATCAATTAAATCTTTGTATGTCTGTGTTTTTTCTGGATCAGTAGATTGAAACAAGGCAGTACCTAAATCAACTTTTTGTCCTTTTTCTTTAGCCTCTCTCCAATATGCAAATGGTTCTATCTGTGCTTTTTTATACGCTTCAGAAAATGTTGCACCTTGTTGTACTAAACCAATAGTTCTTATAGGTTCTGCTATTACATTTTCATAAAGAGAACGAACACCTAGTAGTCCACCTTTGACTGCTAATTCGGAAAAACCACCTGTATCAGGGTTGACATTAAATTGTTCAAAGACTGCATTTTTAATTGCACCATATGTTTTCTCCTTAGCTTTACTAAAGAAATCTGTAAGACCTTCTACAAAAGAATCATCTGATTGTGTTTTAGTTGCCTGTACCATAACTGATGCAGGTATGTTTGCACTCTGTTGGTTTATAGAACTAAGTCTGTTTGCCTCATCTGGAGTTACCATTATAAGAACTCTAGTAAACTGTCATCACCTGTTTCTAGCCAACTGTCATAAACAAAGTTTCTAATCTCTTCGGCTTGTAATACTTGATTTGTTGCTGGAGGATTAATACCAGGACCGAAATCTAATCCTGATGTAACAGGCTCACTTGGTCTTTGAGTTCCTGCAAACACATCCATTTGTGGCATTGCTTGTCTAGGAGCTTGTGGCTGTGGTAAATCACTTGTTTTAGGTAATCCACCTGTAGCAGCAACTTGTTCTTTTATTTCTTTACCTTCACCAAAAGTAGTACCAGCAGTTAAACCTGCAACCATACCACCTGGATTTCTTCCTGTTGAATAAGAAGAACCATTAAAATTATTTTTATTTAATCCTTTGTTACTCGGTGATCTCGCCATCTTCATCCTCTTCTTCTTCAAAAAACTGAAACGCTGAACTTATAACCATATAGCCAAATGGAAATACTAAAGGAGGTAGTTGGTCAATGTACATCTTGCCTCTTGGCTTAAATACATCTTCTTCTAAAATTATGTCATCACCTAGCTCATCAACATCAATTAGACAGAAATCTACTATATCTTCAAACTTTTTATTTATAGACATTATCCTCCTAATCCACCTAATAATTCTGCTATGCCTGGTGGAGGACCTTGTGGTGGCAAGGCACCTCCTCCAAGCAATTCTTGTTCAGGTTGTGGTATCTCTGGCTCTTCTGCTGTAAAGAACTTATCTAAGATATTTTGCATATCATCAGGATTCTTTCTTATCTGCACAACAGCCATAGTTGCTTTAGGGTCACCACCTTGTGCTTGTGCTAACAATGTATCAAACAATACACTGTCTGCTTTTTCTTTTGTAATTCTATCGTTAACTCTGACAAGGTTATCTAAACCATCTAGGTTCTCTTGTAAAGTTTGTCTATCAATAATACCAGCTTGAAGTAATTGCAGCCCTGTAACTATCTTCTGTGGTTCATCATATCCAGCCATAGCTCCATACACTCTTCGTGTCTTATAAGAACTAATATCTTTTGCTGGATCGTATGTTTCTGAATAGAAAGTATTATCCATATAACCAGATAGTGATTTAGATTCTCCTCCATACATTTTTGCATCCCACTCTAATCTCTTAGAGTCAATCATCTCTATAGCATCAGACATAACTGTGTGATACTCTCTAATCATAAGTGACATAGATGCACCTAACTCTT